TCGGTAGACGAATTGGAGTACACTAACGTGTTAGTCTACTTGGAGACGCCGTGCGCCCCGCGATCCACCCCGTCATCGAGTTCGACGGGCGTCGCTACTACCGAAAGCCTTCCGGCTACTACAAGGCCGACCACTCGGAAGGGGGGGTGTACTTGCACCGAGCCATGTGGGCGTTCCACAACGGCACTATCCCGGGCCGGCACCACATCCACCACGTCGACCACAACAGAGAAAACAACACCCCGGCGAACCTGGAGCTGCTCAGCGCCAAAGCACACCTGCGCTACCACGCACTCCTGCGGCGCGGCGCGGCTCCAGAGGTGCTGGACAGCTACCTGGAGCGCGCTCGGGAGGCTGCTCGGGCGTGGCATCAATCAGACGAAGGGCGGGCGTGGCATCGGGAGCACGCCAAGCGAATGTGGGCCGGGCAATCCAAGTCCCGGTTCGCGTGTGCGCACTGCGGCGAGGTGTACGAGGCTTTCGCGCAGTCGGTCAAGCGGGGGTTTTGTTCTGCCTCGTGCCAAGGAATGGCCCGCAAGAAGTCCGGCAAAGACGCAGTGGATCGAAGCTGTGTCTGGTGCGGTACGACGTTCCGAGTCGACAAATACAGCCGGGTTGCGAGCTGCTCCAGGGCGTGCGGCTGTAAGGTCGCTGCCGCGAAGCGAAACGGTGTATGGCCTCGAAGTGGAGGAGTGCCCGATGTTCTTCGCCGCAGGGCTGCTGGTGGCGAACTGTGACGCGCTGCAATACCTGTCGCTGCACTACAACCAGCAGGTCAACCCCGCAGCGGGGATGTACCGCCGCGCGGCTCCGGCGGTTGTGAAGGTGAACTTCCCGTACGTTTGACGTGCTACACTAACGTGTTAGCTCAATTTCTCGCCCTTCAGGAGACCCCGCAACATGGCAGACTTTCTGGCGCAGCGCGCCGTAGCGATCACCAAGTCTGACTCCGTGAACTTTCAGGAGTGCTCCGGCATTTGGGTCGGCGGCGCCGGCATCGTGGTCGTGGTCTTCCTGGACGACAGCACGGCGCAGTTCACCTGCGTCGCGGGCCAGTACCTGCCAGTTCGCGCCAAACGCGTGAACAGCGCGGTGACGACCGCCACCCTCATGGTGGCGATGTACTGAGCCGCCGCGAATGGCCGGCTTCGGACTACCCACCCCTGGCAGCGCCCCCGCGCAGCCGATGGGCGTTGGCTCGCTCGGCGGAGCCGTCGCGGTGCAGTCCGTGTCGTCGATGCAGGCCCAGCTAGATAAGGCATTCAGCGCCGAGCAGGCGCAGCCCGTCATCACCGGCCTGGCGGCCCACGTCAAGGCCGCCTTCACGCGCGCGCAGACTGCCAAGCTGCAGGTCGAGCAGGACATGCTCGAAGCCCTGTACGCGCGGCGCGGCGAGTACACCGCCGACAAGAAGGCCAAGATCGAGGCCGCCGGCCAGCCGCTCATCTACATGATGCTGCCCAGCGTCAAGATGCGCCAAGCCGAGTCGCTGCTGCGCGACGGGCTCGTCGGCGCCGGCACCGAGAAGCCGTGGACGCTGGAGCCGACCCCGGTTCCCGACCTGCCGCCGGCCGAGGTGCAGAAGATTTTCCAGGCCGTCACGGCGGAGGTCGAGCAGGCCATCAACGCCGGCCTGGAGCCCACGCTCGAAGCCGTTCGCCAGCGCCTGCAGACCGCCAAGGTCGAGCTGAGCGAGCGCCTGCGCGAGGCCGCTGTCGCCCACGCCAAGGTGGCCGAGGACAAGATGGAGGACCAGCTCCTCGAAGGCGGGTTCCCCGAGGCGTTCGACGAGTTCCTGACCGACCTGACGACGTTTAAGACGGCGTTCATCGCCGGCCCGATCATCCGCAACAAGCCCAAGCTGGCGTGGGGGCCGCAGGGCCAGCCCGTCGTCACCAAGGACCTGAAGCTGGAGTGGGAGCGCGTCGACCCGTTCGATATGTATCCGGCGCCGTGGGCGCGCGGCGTCAACGATGGGCCGATGATCCGCAAGCACCGGCTGTCGCGCGACAGGCTGTCGGCCATGATCGGCGTCGAAGGCTACTCCGAGAATGCGATCCGAAAGGTGCTGGAGTTGTACGGCACCGGCGGGTTCAACGACTCGTGGTCTCCGATCGAGAGCCAGAGGGCCACCGCCGAGGGCAAACTCACCCTCGACGCCACCATCAACACCGGCCTCATCGACACCCTGCAGTATTGGGGTTCGGTGTCCGGGCAGATTCTGCGCGACTGGGGCATGACCGCCGCGCAAGTGCCCGACGCGGCCAAGGAATACGAGGTCGAGGCGTGGGTCATCGGCCCGCACGTCATCAAGGCCGTGCTCAACTCCGACCCGCTCGCGCGCCGGCCCTACTACGCCACGTCGTACGAGCGCGTGCCGGGCTCGATTTGGGGCAACAGCGTCTACGACCTGATGAAGGACTGCGCCGACATGTGCAACGCGACGACGCGTTCACTGGCGGCCAACCTCGGCATCAGCTCGGGGCCGCAGGTCGACATCAACGTCGACCGCCTGCCGCCCGGCGCCGAGGTCAGCTCGATGTACCCGTGGAAGATTTGGACTACCACGTCCGACCCGATGAACTCGACCCAGCCGGCGATCAAGTTCTTCCAGCCGACGAGCAACGCCGCCGAGCTGATGAGCGTGTTCGAGAAGTTCAGCTCGCTTGCCGACGAGTACACCGGCATCCCCCGCTACACCGTCGGCGCCGAGAGCGCGGGCGGGGCAGGGCGCACCGCCTCGGGCATGAGCATGATGCTCGGCAACGCCAGCAAGATCATCAAGTCGATCGTGGCCGGCGTCGACAGCCGCATCTTCACGCCGATGCTGGAGCGCCTGTACTACTACAACATGCGCTACAGCCCCGACCCCGACCTGAAGGGCGACCTGTGCATCATCGCGCGCGGCGCGGCGTCGCTGGCCACCAAGGAAGCCGCGCAGCAGCGCCGCGGCGAGTTCCTGCTGGCGACCAACAACCCGACCGACATGCAGATCATGGGGCTCGAGGGGCGCGCCGAGGTGCTGCGCGCAGCGGCCTCCACGCTCGACCTCAACCCGAGCAAGATCGTGCCCCCGGTGGCCGTCCTCAAGGACCGCCAGCGCATGGTGCAGATGCAGCAGGCTATGGCCGCGCAGGGCGGCGAGCCCCCTGGCGCCAACGTGGCTCCTAGCCCCAAAGGCCCCGCAGTAGCGGGCTCGGGCCAGGCGCTGATGGCCGAGGGCGGCGCCGCCGGCGCGCCCATCACCGACCAGTTCTCTCCGCAACCTCAACCGGGAGCATAACGTGCCCACCCAAGACACCAGCCTCAAAGGCGCCCTCGTCAACAGCGGCATGGCCGCGGGTTTCGCCGACGACGTGATCGCGCGTCAGGACGCGCGCTACCCGACCCAAGCCGCCCCGGCGGTGGCATTCGTTGACTCGTCGGGCACTCCCGGCAACGTCACCAACGCCAGCCCGCGCGGGCGCGCGGCATTCGCCGCGGCCGGCGCAACCGTGGTCGTGACCAGCTCGATCTGTACCGCCAACTCCACCGTGCTGGTGGCACTGGCCGGCGGCGACGCGACGGCGACATCGATCCGGGTCACGCCAGCGGCAGGCTCGTTCACCGTCACGGCCAACGCGGCGGCGACGGCGACGACCAAGTTCGACTTCGTGGTCCTCAACTAAGGAGCCCGTCATGGCGTTCAAACCGTTCGAGAAGTCCAAGAAGGACAAAGAGACCGCTGGCAAAGGCAAGGAGGGCTCCAAGAAGGAGGAGCGCTTCGACGCTTACCAGAAGAAGTTCCCGGCCAAGAAAACCAAGAAGTGACCCGGGGAGTGAGTCGTGGTCGACCAACATCAGATCGCTGCTGACGCCGTGAGGGCCGTGCCCTCCGCGGCGCTCGTTGGCGCCCAAGTGACCGGCCTGTCGCTGCCCGACTGGGCGGCCCTCGCAGGTATCGTGTTCGTGCTGCTCCAGACCGCGCACCTCGTGTGGAAGTGGAGACGCGACCTCAAGTCAAGACGGAGTTGACCATGCGCAACCTGTCGGAGTTTGTCAAAGACCTCGGCCTGGCCTTGGTTGTCGGCCTTGCGCTGCTCGCGGTAAGCTGCCGGGCGCACGCCGCCCCGGTTGGGCGTATCAAAGCCGACAGCGGCGAGACGCTCGTGCTCGACGACACGCCGTGCAAGAACAGCGGCCATGAGGCTTACCTGTTAGCCAAGGATGGGACCGTGATGTTCCAGGGCTGCTGGGCCGCCCGCGGCGCTCTCGTGGTCATCGAATGGGACGACGGCGACGTCACTCCAATCCCTGCCCGAGCGCTCAACTGGAGACCTACATGAACTTGCCGCAAATGCCAGCCGACAAGGCAAACCACGCGCTGTACGGCGCCGCGGTCTCACTCGTGACGCAGACGGCGGTCGCTACGGCCGGGATGTTCGGGCTCGACCTGCACGGGCTGCGCCCGAAGGACCTGGGCCTAGCGGCCTCGGCCGCGTTCGGCGTCGGCAAGGAGCTGGTCGACTACGCCGTGGCCCGCGTGCAGGCTGCGCGCGGCAAGCCGGTCACGCACGCCGCCGAGAAGTTCGACGCGCTGGCGACGTTCTCCGGCGGCGCCGCGATCTGGCTGGCGCAAGCATGAGCCAGGACGACTTCGCTGCCATCACGACCGTGCACGCGATGCGCCTCGCCTCCAAGGCGTGGACGCTCAGCCTGCTCGGCCTGATCTACGCGAACTGGGACCTGCTCGTCCGCACCTACGAAGGCCCTGGCACATGATTACCTTCGACGCCGCGATCGAGCGCGTGCTCGGGCATGAAGGCGGCTACGTCAACAACCCCGCTGACCCGGGCGGTGAGACGCAGTGGGGCATCTCCAAGCGGTCCTACCCCAACGTCAACATCAAGGCCCTGACCCGCGACGGCGCCAAGCAGCTATACAAGTCGGACTTTTGGGACCCGGTGGCCTCGAAGATCGAGGACTCGGCGCTCGTGTTCCAGGTGCTCGACGCCGCGATCAACCACGGCATGGACAACGCGGTCCGGTTCCTGCAGCGCGCGCTCGGCGTCGCCGACGATGGCCACTTCGGGCCGCTCGGCCAGGCGGCGCTGGCCATGGCCGACATTCACGACGTGCACCTGCTGTACCTGGCCGAGCGGCTCGAGTTCTGGTGCAAGTTGAAGACGTTCGACACCTTCGGCCGCGGCTGGACTCGCCGCGGTGCGCAAGACCTGCGCTACCTCGCGCAGGACAACTAGGAGCCCGACATGGCAATCGTCGCTGATCCCGTCACCGCCGTCGCCGACCTGGCGAAGACGGTCGTCCAGACCATCTGGCCCGACAAGACCGAGATCGAGAAGGCGCAGCTCGCGGCGTCGCTCGCCTTGATCCAGGGCCAGCTCGAGATCAACAAGGCCGAGGCCGCGAGCCCGAGCGTGTTCACCAGCGGCTGGCGGCCGTTCGTGGGTTGGTGCTGCGGTATGGGCGTGGGCTGGAACTGGGTGGCCTTGCCCGCAGTCACTTTCGTGTGCGCCGCTCTAGGCCATCCGGTCGTTCTCAAGCCGGCCGATATGTCCGAGATGCTACCACTTCTGATGGGTCTTCTTGGCATGGCGGGGCTGCGCTCCTTCGACAAACTCAAAGGCAGCGCATCGTGACGGAGACGAAGTCGTGTTCTAAGTGCGGCGAGGAGAAGGCTCTGGACGCCTTCTACACGCACAAGGTCTACGGCCGGCGCGCCGAGTGCAATGCGTGCAACAAGGCATACCGCAGCACTGAAGCGTACAAGGCCGCGCAACGTATCCGCTCGAAAAATTGGAGGGTCGCGAACCCCAAGAGTATGGCGACTGTGAGGCGGAAGAATCACCTGAAGAAATACGGCCTGACGCCGGAGCGCTATGCAGAGATGCTTGCGCAGCAGTCTGGCGGCTGCGCCATCTGCACGAATCCGCCAGAGGAGTCACCCAAAGGCGTGCTGTTCGTAGACCACGACCACAAGTCCGGCGCTGTGCGGAAGCTCCTCTGCGGCAACTGCAACAACGCTTTAGGCCACATGCGGGACGACCCGGCGCTGCTCGAACGAGCCGCCGCGTACCTTCGGGGGCGAGTGTGAGCGAGAAACTCGCCCCCGTTGCGCCGCTGACGCCTGAGCAGGTTAAGGAGTTCGACGGCTACATGGCGGCCTGGCGCGAGCGCCTGGGCCTGCACGACTGGCGCATCGTGCGCAGCCGCAAGAAGTCCAAGAACATGGCCGAGGTGGTGATCCACCACGCCGACCGCCTCGTCTCCTACAAAGTAGGCACTGACTTCGGCGCCACCCCGGTCACGCCGCTCGCGCTCGAAGCGACGGCGCTGCACGAGATGCTGCACGTCATGCTGTGCGAGCTGGTCAACCAGACCGAGTACGGCATCACCGACCAAGCGCTCCAGAGCGCCGAGCACCGCGTCATCAACGCCCTCGTCAACCTCGTCCTCAAAACCCACGAATGACCGACTACAACGCGCTGAAGCAGTTCGCCACCGCCCGCCAACTGGAAGTCCTGGCGGCGATCGAGAAGCACGGCAGCGGACTGGAGGCGGCGAAAGCCCTCGGCATCAACCCATCGAACGTCTCCCGCAACCTCCAGCGGCTGCGCGACGCCGCGGCGATGAAGGGCGTGTCTCCCGAGCACGACATGGTGCACGCGGTGCCCGACGCGTACGTCGTCAAAGGCGTTTCGACCTACTACGACAAGGACGGTAAACCCGCCGGCCAGTGGGTCAAGAGCACGCTCGACGACGCCAAGCGCCGCGCGGCGATGCAAGCCGCCGTCGCGGCGATGGCCGAGGAGCTGCCGCGCGTACTGCCGACAGCCGCCCCAGCGCAGACGCAGGAGACGCTGCTCAACCTGTTCACGCTGACCGACACCCACATCGGCGCGCTGTCGTGGCGTAAGGAGACCGGCGCCGACTGGGACCTGCATATCGCCGAGGCTACCTTGGTCGGGTGCTTCGAGCACATGGTCAACGCCGCCCCACCCGCCCGGGTGGCGCTCGTCAACCAGCTCGGCGACTTCATGCACTACGACTCGATGACGCCGGTGACGCCGCTGCACGGCCACGTCCTCGACGCCGACGGCCGGTTCAGCAAGATGGTCGCCACCGCGATCCGCGTGCTGCGCCGCGTCGTCGACCTGGCGCTGCTCAAGCACGAGCAGGTCGTGCTGTTGATCGCCGAGGGCAACCACGACATGGCCAGCTCGGTGTGGCTGCGCCAGATGTTCAAGGCGCTGTACGAGAACGAGCCCCGGGTGCAGGTGATCGACTCCGAGCTGCCGTACTACGCCTACCAGCACGGCGAGACGATGTTGGCTTTTCACCACGGCCACCTGAAGAAGAACGACCAGCTACCCCTGCTGTTCGCGGCCCAGTTCCCGAAGCTGTGGGGTAACACAACGAAACGCTACGCGCACACGGGTCACCGCCACCACGTCGAGGAGAAGGAGCACAGCGGCATGACGGTGCATCAGCATCCGACGCTGGCCGCGCGCGATGCCTACGCTGCCCGGGGCGGCTGGATCGCCGACCGCCAGGTCGCCGCGCTGACCTACCACTCCAAGTTTGGAGAAGTGGCGCGCAACACGGTGACCCCCGAGATGCTCGACGCGGTGGTCGTATGACGCCGATCCAAGAGGTCGAGCTGTTCGCGCGCGTCCACGCCAACAACCCAGGACTCAAGGATTGGCTTGAGGGGCAACATGGCAAGGCCGTGAAATTTCTCGTCCACTCCCCCGACGCCACCGCGATGCGGCGCGCGCAGGGCAAAGCCGACTTCATCGAAAAGATGATCGAATTGCTAGTTAGCGCGCACAAACTTTCGCGCTGACTTCCAAAAGTGTGCTAACATGGTGTTAGTGCATTAGTTCAACCCGCACACCCTTTAGGGCGCAGGAGCAACAATGAGTAATCAAGCACTACCGACACGAGTTCAGGATCAGCTCCGAGCGGCCGAGGCCCTCGAAGCGCAGGACCAAGCAGCGCGCGCGGGGGTCGCCCAGGCGCACCCCGCAGTAAAGAGCGCCGCTGACTTGGTCCTCCAGACCCCTCCTGCACCCGCCGCCAGTGCACCCCCGCAGGCCGCCGCACCGGCGCAGCCTCCGGCCCCGACCGAGGAATCGTTCGAGCAGAAGTACAAGACCCTCCAGGGCAAGTACAACGCCGAAGTGGTTCCCCTGCGCAGGCAGGCCCAGGAAAGCGACCGTCGGCTCAACGAGCTGGCGCAACAGCTCCGAGGGTTGACCGAGGCCAAGGCCGCCCCGACCACGCCGCCCCCTGCGGACCCGAAGGACGTAGAGACATTCGGTGCGGACATGCTCGAAATGGTCTCGCGCCTGGCATCCAGTAAAGCACAGGAAGTCGTCGCGGAAGTTGTACGCCGCCTCGACGCCCTCGAAGGTAAGGTCACCGGCGTCACGGAGCAGACAGCCGCATCGCTCGAGCAGCAGTTCTACACACTGCTGGGCAAGTTGGTGCCGGACTGGCAAGCGATCAACGTCGACGATCGATGGCTCAGTTGGTTGGGACAAGTGGACGAGGTCTACGGCGTCCCGCGCCAGAAAGCCCTCGACCACGCCTTCAGCGCCTTGGACGCCCAGCGCGTATCGAACGTCTTCAAGGCGTTCGTGGCCACACTTCCGGTCGCGCCCAAGCCCGAGTCTCTGCGGGACCAAGTTACCCCCGAAGGTGCCGGCACCGTCGTCACGCCCACTGCGGCCTCGAAATCGATTCTGTCCGAGAAGGCGATCACCGCTTTCTACCGCGACGTGTCCCGAGGTGCGTACAAGGGCCGTGAAGCCGAAGCCGACTCCATCGAGGCGCAAATCAACCTCGCTGTGGCGGAGGGCCGCGTGCGCTAACGTGTTAGCGTGATCGTGGCTAGCCACGGCTCCTCAATCTGGAGTTTGTGACATGACCACGATCACCGCCGGCGCAGTTATCCCTGTCGCTTCCGGCTTCAACACGACGCCCGCGTACTCGGGCACGTTCATCCCGACCATTTGGTCGGCCAAGCTGAACGCCAAGTTCTACGCCTCGTCGACGTTCGCGTCGATCTGCAACAAGAACTGGGAAGGCGACATCGCCAACCTGGGCGACAAAGTCATCATCAACAACATCCCGAGCATTTCGATCGCGGACTATGTTGTTGGCGGCAACCTGAACTACCAGACGCCGGTGCCCAACACGATCGAAATGGTCGTCGACCGCGCCAAGTCGTTCGCCTTCCAGGTGAGCGACGTTCTGGACTACCAGGCGAAGCCCGCGCTGATGAGCCTGTTCAGTGACGACGCTGGCCAGCAAATGCGCGTCGTGATGGACTCGACCTGCATCTACCGCACGTTCGCCAACGCCGCGGCTGCCAACCAGGGCGCCACCGCCGGTGTGCGTTCGGGCCTGTTCGCGCTCGGCACGACCGGCACGCCGATCGCGCTGACCAGCGCCAACGTGCTGCAGAAGGTGCTGGAACTGGCGTCGGTGCTCGACGAGCAGAACGTCCCGGACTCGGGTCGTTACCTGCTGATCGACCCGCTCACGCGTACGCTGCTCCTGCAGTCGAACATCGCTCAAGCCTACCTCACGGGTGACGCCACGTCGCCGGTGCGCAACGGCCTGATCGGTCGCATCGACCGCTTCGACATCTACGTGTCGAACCAGCTCCCGTACGCTGCGGCCAACGCGACGGTGTGGACCTCGGGTGACGGCGCTGAAGCCACCATCTCTGCGACCACCAACGCGGCCCGTCGGCGCGCCATCATCGCCGGTCAGACCACGGCCATCGCCTTCGCCAGCCAAATGGCGAAGACCGAGACGCTGCGCAACCCGACCGACTTCGGCGACCTGGTCCGCGGCCTCAACGTCTTCGGCCACAAAGTGGTGAAGCCCGAGGCGCTGGCCCTGCTCGTCGTGTCCTGAACGTGAACCCCCCGGTTAACGCCGGGGGTCACGACAGCGCAACCTCAACTTTCACTGGAGATACACATGCCTTCCTTCAAACTCGGTCGTGCTGACGGTGGCCACGCCACCGTCGTCGGTGTCGGCACCACGCAGTCGGGCGCCGCGGCCATCGTCGAAGCGACCAACCTGCTGACCTCGGAAACAGCGCAGACCGGCTTCATCCTGCCGGCCGCGCACCCGATCGGCTCGCCGATCTACGTCAAGGTCGGTACGGTCGCTGCGACCGTGTTCCCGGCCGTCGGCGGCAAGATCGACAACGCCGCTGTGGACGCCGTCCGCTCGGTGGCTGCCGCCAAGTCGGCGGTGTTCATGCCGCTGAATGACGGTTCGGCCGTCACCAACTGGCTCTGCGTCGTCAGCGCCTAATACCGGCACGGAAGCCCTCGCAGGCTAACGTGTTAGTGCGGTACAATGCGCCGGGGGACAACCCTCGGCGCATTTTTTGTTTCTGGAGAGCTGATCTATGGGAACCATCCTAGCCTCGGCGATTGTCGACCGGGCCGAAATCATCCTGCAGGACACGACCAACGTGCGTTGGCCGGCATCCGAGCTGCTCGGGTGGTTGAACGAGGCCCAGCGCGACATCTGCGCGATCTACCCCGATCTGTGCGCGACCACGGCCAACATCACACTGGTGGCCGGAACCAAACAGTCGCTGCCCGCGGGCGGAGCCGCGCTGTTGAAGGTCATCCGCAACATGGGCGTCGGCGGGGCCTCGCCGGGCAACGCGATGCGCAAGGTGCCGCAGGAAATCCTCGACTCGCAGGTGCCGGCATGGCACTCGCAGAGCACCGTCACCGACCTCAAGCATTACATCTACGACCCGCGCGCGCCGCATGTGTTCTACGTCTATCCGCCGTCGGTCGCCAGCAACGTGATCGAGGCACTGTACTCTGTGGCGCCGACGGAAATGGCGACTCTGGCCACCGTCATCACAATCGACGACGTGTGGGCCGGCGCGCTGCTCGACGGCGTGCTGTACCGCGCGTACAGCAAAGACCTGGCCGAGGTCGGCAACGCCGACCGGGCGATGCTGCACAAGGCGGCGTTCGACTCCGCGATGACGACCAAGAAAGCGGTCGACGTGTCGTTGCAGCCCGCCAATATGGTCAAGGGTTGATGTGGCCAAGGCCCTCACGCTGTTCCTACCCTACGTCCTCCCAGCGGTGACGGGGTGTTCGGAGCCGCTCGCGCTGCAGGCCCTCAACAACGCCTGCGTCGAGTTCTGCAAGCAGACCGATATTGTGCAGCGCATCAGCTCGCAGAATATCGTCGCCGCCACGCAGGACTACACCGTCACCGTGCCCACCGACATGGTGCTGGCGCGCGTGTTGGGGGCCGCTTGGCAGGGCACGCCGCTGGAATCGGCGCCGACCAGCGAGGTAACCGACCCGACTGCGCTCACGGGCGCGACGATCGGCGATGCGACACTGGTCTCGGGAACGCCAGTGGCGTGGTTCCAGAAGACGCCTTACTCGACCACCATCAGTTTGGCGCCGGTGCCCGATGAGGCGCTCACCAACGGCCTGACGATCAAGGCGTCGTTCACGCCCACGCGCGCCGCGCTCTCGGTAGAGGACGTGCTGTTCGACGAGTACGTCTCCGACATCGCTTCTGGCGCCCTCGCCGAGCTGATGGCGATGCCTGGCCAGTCGTTCACGTCGCCGCTGGCGGCGGGGCACGCGCGCCGCTTCGCCGCAGGGGTTTCCGCCGCCGGCCGCCACGCTATGTACGGCAAGCAGCCGCACAACCTGCGCGTGCGTCCCCGCCCGTTTGCGTAGCATGAAGATCGGCAACAACACCTTCGGCGGGATGCGCCCGTCGGTGTCGCCCGACCTGCTGCCGGAGGGCGACGCCCAGTACGCGCTCAACACCAAGCTGATCGGCGGCGACCTCGACCCGTACCTGGGGCTCGGCACGCCCGGTGCCGGCGTGACGTTCTCGGGCGGCACGGTGAAGTCGATCTACCGTTTCGGCCAGTTGAGCGCTTCGGAGGTTCTGTACTGGTTCCAGTTCACGACCGACGTCGACGTGGTCAAGGGGCCGATCGACAACGACACCGAGGAGAAAACGTACTGGACCGACGGCACCTACCCGAAGAAGGGCACTGCCGCGATGGTGACGGGCTCGCCGCCGTACCCGACCAGCTCGTACCGCATGGGCATCCCGGCGCCGTCGGCGGCGCTCAGCGCCTCGGTCAGTGGTAGCCCGACCGATGCCGCCGATCCTGCGGAGACGGTGACCTACGTTGTGACCTACGTCAGCGCGTGGGGTGAGGAAGGCCCGCCGAGCCCGGCCAGCACCTCGGTGAGTTGGAAGCCGGGGCAGACCGTCAACCTGACTTCGATCCCGACGGCCCCGGGCGGGTCGTACAACATCACCGGCAAGCGCATCTACCGCTCGGCCGCGGGCTCGCTGTCGACGAAGTTCCAGCTCGTCAACACCGAGGGCGACGTCGCCATCGCCACGACGACCTACAACGACACCAAGCTGACCGCCGTGCTCGGCGACACGCTCGCCACCACCGGGTGGCTGGAGCCGCCCGACGCCATGATCGGCCTGTGCGCGATGGCCAACGGTGTGCTCGCGGGCTTCACCGGCAACACCGTGTGCTTCAGCGAGCCTTATGCGCCGTACGCCTGGCCGACGCGCTACCAGCGCTCGACCGACGCGCCGATCGTCGGCATCGCGGCCTTCGACCAGTCGCTGTTCGTCGGCACGACGCAGGGCATTTACATCTTCACCGGCACCGACCCAGGCAGCATATCCTCGGAGAAGCTGCCGGTGGCGCAGAGCTGCGTCGCCAAGCGGTCGATTGTGCCGATGCTAGGCGGAGTGATCTTCGCCTCGCCGGACGGCCTCATGCGCGCTAGCGCATCGGGCGTCGAGAACATCACCGCCAGCCTGATGACGCGCACCGAGTGGCAGGCGTACGTGCCGGCCTCGATTACGGCCTTCGAGAGCGACAGCAACTACCTCGCCTTCTACGACACCGGCGCGGTCACCGGCGGGATGATCTTCGCGTTCGGCGACAAGCCGACGTTCACGCTGACCGATGTCTACGCCACCGCGGGCTTCCGCGACAAGGGGCGCGACGCACTGTACCTCGTGGTGAGCAACGTGCTCAAGAAGTGGGACGCCGGCACCGCGCTGACCTACACCTGGACCTCTGGCGTGTTCCGCTTGCCGTACGAGACGAATATGGGCTGCGCGCGCGTCGACGCCGCGGGCTACCCGGTGACGTTCAAGCTGTACGCCGACGGCGCGCTCAAGCACACCGAGGCGGTGGCGAGCAATCAACCGTTCCGCCTGCCGGCGGACTATCGCTCGATGCGCTACTACTACCAGCTCTCCGGCACCTCGAAAGTGCGCTCGGTGGAGGTTGCGCAGGTGCCCCGACAGTTGGCGCGCGATGGCAACTGACTGGCGCACGTCGGCGATTAACGCGATCAGCCGCGCGTTGGCCGAGGAAAAGAAGGCGGGCACGCTCAACCTAGAAGCGGGCGTCACGCTACCGGCCGTCCCGACCCCGCGGGAGGACATCGCGGCGCTGCGCAAGACGGTGGCGGCGATGAAGCAGATTCTCGACGCGCGCGAGGGGGTAAGCGCGAGCGTCCTCGACAAGAACATCACGCTGCGTGACCTGATGAACGAGGGCGCGCTGTCGATCAACGTCGGCGGCCAACGCTACGTCGGCAATGAGGCGGCGTCTTTGTCGCTGGGCTCGGGCTATATCGACCCCCGGCCGATATTGACGATCCCGCCGACAATCACTGACCTGGTGGCGGCCGGCGCGTTCAAGAACGTGATCCTGCGCTGGACCATGCTCGACTACGCCAACCACGCCTACGTCGAGGTGTGGCGGCACACGTCCGACGCCATCGGCGCGGCTACGCTCAACGGCGTCTCGACCGCCAACGTCTACACCGACGCCTCGGGCACGGTTGGCGTCACGTACTACTACTGGGTGCGTGCGGTCGCCGTCGGCGGCGCGCTCGGGGCGTTCAACGCCGTCGCGGGCACCCCCGCTACGCTCGAGGCGCTCGTCTCCGCCGATCTACTGGACGGCGCGGTCACCGCCGCCAAGATCGGCATCGACGCGGTCACGCTCGACAAGCTGGAGTTCTCCGACGGCACGGTGATGGACATCATCAAAGTGCGCGGCTCGGGCGGCGACTTGGCGGTGCTGCCCAACTACCTCAACGTCGGCGGTCGGCTCGACTACAGCTCGACGGGCCTCGGCACCACGCTGTCGGTGCTCAAGCGCTCGACCCACGCGAACTTGACGTTCCGACGCGACGGCACGGGCGGGGGCACGCTGGCCGCCAACCAGGTCTACGACGTGTACGCCTCCGACGCCGACCGCACCGCGTTGAAGAACGCGCTCGTCGAGCTGCGCACCAACGCCAACTCGACGCGCTCCGCGGGAGAGTGGGGCAGCGACACCATCGTCGTCTTCACGTCGTACGACGCCAACGATTTCGGTAGCGGCGACGGTCCCAACCTCGTCGCCGAGATGAAGAACCACGGCGGCACCTCGGCGCTGTCTACGTCCTTCGGCGCGCTCGTCCGCATGCCGTACCTCCTGATCGGCATCCCGGGTATCGGCGAAGGCCGCGGCATCGAGATTCTCACCAAGCCCGGACAACTCGGCCCCGGCGCCGAGTACACCGGCGTCATGCTCGACGGCAACCTGGCTGGGCTCGGCGGCTACGCCGAGCAGCGCATCTCGGCTAACCTGATCCAGGCCGGCGCCATCATCGCCGGCAAGATCGCAGCCAACGCGGTCGGTGCCAACGAGCTGCAGGCTAACTCGATCACCGCCGGCAAGATCGAGGCGCAAGCGGTCACGACGAGTAAGCTGTTGGTGACCGGCGTCGCGGGGTCCCTGTGGCCCGACCCCAACTACAAAGACACGGCGGTGTGGACGACATCCAATTGGGGCGGGGTCCCCGACCAACAATCGCTGTCGGACGGCGTCTCGGGTTCGACTTCGATGCGAAGCCCCTCGGGGTCCCGTGCCAGCGCCCGCGGTGCCCGACGTATTCCCGTGGTCATCGGCCGCAAGTACCGCGTCTCGTGCTACGCGCGACGAGACGCTACGGCTAATGGAACTTTGTACCTGCGCATCGACGGGAGCACCTCCGAGGTCAGCGCGTACAGCGAGATCATCCTGAGCGGCGGCAACACCGAGGCTCAGACGGTCGGCACGAGCTGGGCCAAGTATTCGGCCGAGTGGACCGCCACGACGCCGTTCGCTTCGCCGATGGTGCTGCTCAACTACCTGCCCTCGAGCGGCTGGTTAGAGGCGCAGGATGTCCGCATCGACGAAAAAGCTGACGCCAGCCTTATCGTCGACGGCGCCATCATCGCCGGCAAGATCGCAGCCAACGCCATCACGGCGGGCTCGGGCATCATCGGCACCGCCGTCATCGACGACGCGATGGTGGCGAATCTGAGCGCGGTCAAGATCACCGCCGGCTATCTCGACGCCGCGCGCATCGACGTGGGCTCTCTGCACGCGAACAGGATCACCGCCAACACCATCACCGCGGGCGAGATCAGCACCACGGCGCTGTCGTCGGATAACACGCTGACGCGCAACCTGACGGTGCGCGACGGCTCGGGCAACATCATCCTCGCCGCGGGCAACCCCCTGGCGGTGGCGAACGCCGCGGCGGGGCTGGTCAACACTAACGTCTCCTTGAGTGCGGCGGGCGGGCTATCGGGCGCGGGCGGCGGGGCCGTTACGCTTCCGGGGCTAGGCACGCTCGGGGCCTTCGGCAGCGGCAACTTGTGCGCCAACAGCGATTTCATGGTGACCCCCGGCAACATCCCGACGAACTTCTACATCTACAACAACGGCGGCGTCTCGGTCACCTACTCGATAGACTCTGTCGGCGCCGTCGGCGGTAAAGGATGGCGCATCCACGCCAACGCGGCGGTGAGCAACACCTTCGGGTTCTGCTTCAACGACGCCGCTGCCTGCTTTGGGGGGTGGAAAGCAGCCACCAACTACATTATCAGCTTCTACGCCGCCATCTCTGCCAACGCGGCCGGGCTTAATATGTCAGCGGCGTGGAACAATCCCCCCGCGGTTCAGACCTGGATACAGAATCCAGTCCTTAACACATCGTACCAGCGGTACGTGATGCTCATCAACTTCGGCGGCAACACCATTGATGTGCAAGGCTACTTCACCGTCTCCTCGCCGTACACGCTTACCTCCGGCACGGACCTGGTTTTCGCCAACATACAGGTTGAGCAAGGAGATTCCCCGAGCGGCTGGAGCGCGCCGCCGCTGACATCGACCAACGTCATCAACGCGGGTAACGCGTCGACGTACATTGCCAACGCAGCCATCGCTGCCGCGCACATCGGCTCGCTCAACGCGGATGTCATCAACGCCGGCGCCATCCGCGGCATCAACGTCACGGCAGGCACTTTGGCGACCAAAGGCACGTACCTGACGACCGCACCGGCGGCCAACGACACCACGCTCAATGTCCAGAACACGGCGGATTTCCACGCGTCGGGCGGCACCGCGATCATCTACGACACGTCGAACGACCGTGACATCATCACCTACACCGGCAAGACGTCGACGACGCTGACCGGCGTGCCCAGCTCGGGGGGCAACGCGACGCTCGCGCACAGCTCCGGCGCCACCATCATGCCGACGATCAACAACGGCACCGGCCAGCAGTCGATGGTCATTGAAAACAGCATCAACGAGATGCGCTTCCGCGGCAACCGCGGGGACGGCACCTACGAGGAGCTGGCGTCGATCGGGATCACGACCGTCGGCAGCGACACCGTCATCGGCAACTTCGGCTCCAGCTCCAGCGGCATGACCCGCATCGCGGTGCGCGGCGAATCGTACGGCGCCGCCGGGGTGGCCGGGGTGTCCTACAGCAACGACGGCATCTCCGGCGGCTCCACCAACGGGGCCGGGGGGCGGTTCAACAACTCCTCGTCCACCAGCAAGGCCGTGAGCGCCTACAACTACGGGGCCGGGGGCGGCATCGAGGCGGGGTCGGACACCGGCTACGGGGCTACACTGGGTGGCAACTCGACCAAGGCGCCGCTGTTCCTCACCCAGCAGTCGGCGCCGTCCAACAAGTCGATCGGCAGCATCTACATCGACTCCAACGGGTACATGTACGTCGCCGACGGCTCGGCCTGGCAGGTCGTGCAGTTCACGTCCGGGGGCGCCCCGCCAACCTGCTTCCCGGCTGGTGCCCTGGTACTCATGGCCGACGGCGCGTGGCTTCCGATCGAGTCGGTCAAGATCGGCGACCGGGTGTGGGGTCCGTACGGCCCCGAGGTCGTCGTCGACGTGCACCGCCCGGTGCTCGGCAACCGGCGTATGCTGGCGTTCGCCGACGGCCACACCTGGTCCGAGGAGCACGCCCACTGGACGCGCATCGCCGGTGCGCAGTGGTGGTGGTCGGCCAACCCGGACCAGTGGCGCGCGGAGGTTGCCTCGGGCGACATCGGCGGCCTGCGCGACAACTCCACCATGCGGACCGGGACGGAGGGCGTCGAGTTCGCGCACCTCGACGGCTGGAAGCGCAACACCATCATGTTAGTGGATGCTCACCCAAGCACCCAGCTATACCTACCGATCACCGGCGGGTCTCCCATCATCGTCAACGGCTACCTGGCCGGCGGCGGTGTCAACGAGTTCGGTTTCAACTACGCGTCCCTGGATTGGGACGACGTCAACCCAAGGAGCTTCAAATGACCGTCAACGATCTGATCCACACCGCGGCCTGGACCATCAACAAGCTGCGCGCCGCTGAGGAGCAGTGCGAGCAGCTCGCCGGTATCAACCAGCAGCTCCGCGACGAATGCGCCCGCCTGGAGATCGAGCTTCAGCGCGCCACGGCCAAGATTCCGGCCCCGCCCCCGGTCGAAGCGGGCGCCGCTGCCTAACGTGTTAGCGTACAATACCCAAGTCAGTAAAGGACCACTCCATGACTCTCGATGACCTCATCGGCCTCGGCGGCTACTTGAGCTGCGGCTACGTCGACCTGTACGACGGCCGCAAACACCACCGCCTGGCGGAGGTTTCCCGCGACATGAAGGTGGCCCTGCTGCCCGGCGCGGCGGCCGTGCTCGACGAGCTGATCGTCAAGGAGTCCATCGCGGTGCTGACCGCCACGCCCGACAACGCCCCGAAGGCCGACAAAGCCGAGGCGAAGGCCAAGAAGAAGGTCGAGCCGAAGTAATGCGCGCGCTGCTCACTCACCTGCTCAAGGGCCACCAACCGGCGGTGGACCTGTGCATGGCCGTCTTCGATTGGGCCAACGCCTACGACCACCTGGTCGACGGCGACCCGACCGACAAGTCTCCCGAGGACACGCTGCACGACGCCATATGGCTGATGGCGGTCGCGGTGCCGTCCAACGCCTTCTACCAGGCGTTCCAGACTGAGCTGACGGCGAGCCTCGCCAACGGCCTGTGCTCGTGGCGGGCTTCCAACGAGCTGGCCAAGTCGGGCGACATCCCCGACATGCTGCTGGCGCACGTCCTGCGCTGGAACCTGATCGAGTTCTTCCTGCACTGCGCGCGCCTCGTCGGCGGGCGCGAGTGGGCGGACAGCCAGGCTCCCGGCTTCTGGCGCGGCATGACCAAAGACCACAGCTTCGGCCAATTCGCGGCCGAGCACCGCACGGGGGCCGCGTGATTACCGCTGCGCGCGCCCGCGAACTGCTCGACTACGACTTCGACACGGGCGTGTTCGCGTGGCGGGTCGCGCGCCCGAAGATTCAGGCCGGCGCGGTTGCGGGCGGCGTCACCGATCGCGGGTATCGCAAGATTCGGGTCGACGGCACGAAGTACCGCTGCGCGCGCCTGGCGTGGTTGATGGTTTTCGGTGAATGGCCGCTGTACGAAGTCGACCACATCGACGGCGACAAGCTGAACGACCGGCTCGGAAACCTGCGAGACGTGTCGCGGCTGCACAACATGCGGAACCAGAAGATGCACACCACTAACACCTCCGGGGTTACCGGGGTTTCCTGGCACGCTAGTACAGGCAAGTGGGCTGCGTACATCGGAGGCGGGGCGGACAAGATTCAGCTCCAACTCGGAAAGCACGACTGCTTCGCTACGGCCGTAGCCGCTCGCAAGACCGCAGAGGCTTCTCTGTGGGGAAGCGGCCACGATCAACAACTAGGCACCTAGGCAGAAGGGACGGGACGGCCGATCGGATGGGGACCCAAGGCGCCTGACATGACCGCGGCTAACACCGCCGCGGCGTCTCAGGCCAAGATCGCAGAGGAGCAGTGGGCTCAGCAGCAGGCGTTCCTGCCCGAGGCGATGCAGATCGCCCGCGACCAGAACACCCGCGCGCAGAGGCAGGCTGACCTGGCCGAGGAGGACGCCTCGTTCTACCGCGGCATCTCGCAGCACCAGTTCGACCGCAGCAAGCTGTCGGAGAAGTACCAGGACGAGCTGTTCGGCCTGGCCGACAAGTACAGCTCGGGCCAAGTCGGCAACGAGATGGCGGGCATGGCCAACGCCGACGTCGAGCAAGCCTACGGGGCAGCGCAAGGGAACATGACGCGCGCTGCTGCGCGCTACGGCATCAACCCGGGCTCGGGTGCCTTCGCTGCGGCGATGGGCGACATGGCCACGCAGAAGGCCGCCGACTCCGCCGGCGCGCAGACCCGCGCGCGCATCGACGCGCGCAACAAGGCCGAGTCGATGGTGGCGATGGCCGCGGGCGCCGGGCAGACCGCGTTCGGCAACGCCACGGCGACGGGCGGCATGGCCGGGTCGTTCGGTGCCGGCTCGGTCGGCCTAGCCGGCTCGGGGCTCAGCGGCATGAACTCCTCGATGGGCACCTACAACCAAGGTGCTAGCAGCGCCGGCAACCTCTACGGCCAGGCGTCGCAGAGTTTCCGCGCTAACGCGATCGAGTCGGCCAAGTCGCCGGGCTTCGACTTCATGGCTGGCCTGGCCACTGCAGGCGCGAAGGGCTGGGGTATGAGTGACCGCCGGCTGAAGACCGACATCAAGCGCGTCGGCGCAACCGACGACGGCATCCCGGTCTACACCTACCGCTACAAGAGCGGCGGACCGACGGTGATGGGCGTGATGGCCGACGAGGTCGAGAAGGTCAACCCCGCCGCGGTGGCGAAGAACGCCATCGACAACACGTACGACGCTGTGTTCTACGGCGCGCTGTAGGAGCCCCCAATGGCAACCGACTACTACCAGATGGGCCTCGGCCTCGGGGGCGCGTACTTCGAGGGCAAGGAGGAGGCGCGCCAGCGCGCTCGCCAGGAGGAAGCCGACGCGCGCGTCAAGAAGCAGTTCGAGAACCAGCAGACGGTGTTCGACCAGGGCCAGGCCGACCGCGCCGAGGTGGACGCGGCCGTGGCCGACGCACCGGCGCAGGGCTCCGGCGTCCCCGCGGCACCCATCGGCTCGCGCGACGTAGCCCCTCCCGCTGGCTTGCCGACGCAGGGCTCGGCGCCCAACGCCCCCGGTGCCGGCGTGCCCGAGTTCTCGACCGATCCACAGATCGCCAGTTTGCAGCAGGCAGTCCGCCTCGGCAAGGCCAACCGGCATCTCGACCGCGGCCAGTCGTACAACACCGCGCAGAAGGCGCTCGCCGGCCACATCCGCAACATCGGCTACGGAGCGCAGGCCAAAGGCGTGATGGAAGCCTCCGACGAGCAGCTCCAGCCGCTGTACTCGCACGTCATCCAGAACAGCAAGTCGATCCGCACGATGGAGCCCGGCAAGGGCGGCTACACGATGCTGGCGTACCTCGATGACGGCGGCGCCCTGCAGCGCACCAAGCTGTCGCGCGCCGAGCTGGCCAGGATGGTCGTCGGCGAAGCCAAGCTGCAGCATGGCGACCTGACGGGCATGGATGACATCACGGCCGTGCACAGCGGGCTCGCCGCGGCGGTCGCCAAAGAGATGGGCATGGCCTTCCAGGTCAACACCGCCAACAACACCGCGCGCCACCAAGCCAACCAGGACGCCACGGCAGCCCGCATCGCCGACGCCAACGTCGCCCGCGCCAGCCGCGAGAACGCGACCTCGGCTCGGCTCAACGCCAAGCTGGACCGCGAGGAAGACCAGGAGCGGATCGCTGGCGAGGCCGCCGGCCTGCGCCAGGGCTTCGAGCGCGCCAAGGCACTGCCCGAGAGCGAGTTCAGCGCATACACCGACCCTGCGACCGGCAAGACTGTCACGGCGGCGGAACAGAAGAAGCGCGCCGCCGACATCTACGCGCAGGAGCACAACAACGCGCAGACGCGCGGTGCCGGGCTCGGCGTCAAGATTCCGAGCATCAACGAGCGCCCGCCGGTCGACCCGGCCAAGTATTTCGCCGCGCTCAAGTCCGCGATGGAGGTCTACAACGGCGACGAAGCCCAGGCCCGCATGGCGGTCGACCGGGAGTTCGGCAGGGCGCAGACCGACGACGACGCGTTGGTCAAGCGCCTGCAGAGCCTGAACGAGGCCGGCGGCAAGGCCAAAGCCAAAGCCAAGGTCACCCCGCCGGTGCACTCCGCGTCGGGCCTCGTCACGCGGCAGTAACCCGCCATGCTGAGCATCAAGCAGCTCCGCGAGGCCGCAGGTGGGCTCGACAACCTGAGCGACGAGGACATCGTCGACGGGATGCACGAGACCTACAAGGCGTACTACCCGGACCGCGACAAGTTCGCCAAGGCCGTCGGCTATGAAGGCGCCGGCCGGGGCAAGAACGCCTCGCGCATGTCGGCCGCGGTCGACACCTTCCAGGGCAGCCTGTACGGCCTGGCCGAAGACGTGGCCGACAAGAGCGGCCTGCCCAGTGTCGGCGCCTGGGCGCGCAAGGGCCGCGAGACCAACCAGGCTGCCGCCGGCTACGCGCAGCAGCGCGCTGCGGACCTGGGGGCGATCAGCCGCTGGACCGACGACCCCGAGACCGGAACTGGCGGCGTGCACGGCCTGCGCGACGCGGGCGACTACGTTGCCGGCCAGCTCATCAACATGGCTCCGCAGGTGGGAACCACCGTGGCGGGCGGCGTGGCGGGCACCCTCGTCGGCGGCCCCGTCGGCGGCGTCCTGGGCGCCTGGGGCGCGGGGACCGCGGCCTACTCGGGCTCGAACCTGGACGCGCAGCGCGAGCAGGGCACCGGCGAGACCAACCTGCTGACTGCCGTCGGCCTGGCGGTTCCGCAAGCGGGCATCGACGCGTTCACGGGGGGCACCGGGCGCGTCCTCAACGCCGTCACGGGCACCGGGCGCCGCATGACCGGCAACGCCCTGCAGCGCAGCGGCAAGGACGCCCTGCGCACCGGCGTCGAGGAGTCGGTGGGCGAGTTAGCCCAGCACGAACTGGAACAAGTCGCCCGCATGTCGGTCGACCCCAACGAGAGCTACATCAACCCGAAGGCCAACGACCGCCGGCTCGAGTCCGCCATCGGCGGCTTCGTCGTGGGCGGCGCCATCGGCGGCGTGACCGGCCTGCGCTCGCCGCGCCGTGCTCCAGCTCCTGTAGACGACACCCCAGGAGCGTCCACTGACATCCTGAACCCGTCGACCCCCGTCGCTGCCGTCCAGTCTCCGGCGCCGGTCGGTGAGCCACAAGCGGCGCAACCGCTAGCTGGTGAGCCGCAAGGGGATGTCGAGCCGACCGAGCCGTACGCCGCAGCCGGGGCCGTCGGCCCCCCGCAAGCGGATGCGCCCGCGGCTCCTCCCATCGACACCAACGCCATCGCGCGCAAGGCCGCCATCGACCAGGCCGCGCGAGAGTTCGCCGGCCGCAAGGCCAAGGCGTACGAAGACCTGGTGGAGCCCGACGAGAACGGTGCTCCGCAGATTCAGCTCAAGCCGCAGGACATCGTGCTGCACTACGACATCGCGGCGCTCGAAGACGCCGGGACGCTGACCCCCGCGCAAGCTGCCACGTACATCGGCGCCATGAAGGAAGCGTTGCAGACCGAGGACAAGAAGGGTCTCAACCACATCCGCAAGGAAGTCGAGGAGATCAAGAACCCGAAGCCCGTCGCCGCAGCCGCAGCCGCAGCTCCCCCCGTAGCAAAAGCTGCTGCACCTGTAGCAGAGCCGGCTGCACCTGCAGCCCCGGTGACTGCCCCGGTGACTGCCCCGGTGACTGCCCCTGCGAAGGTCAAGAAGGTCAAGGCTCCCGCTGCGGAGACGCCGGCCCCCGCTCCGGCCCCCGCTGCCAAGGTAAGCGAAGCGCCTGAAGCGGAAGTATCGGCTCCGGCCAGTAAAGCCGAGCCCAAGGTCGTGGACTACACACCCTACGCCGGCCGCTCGGTGTCGGTCGAGGTGGAGCGCCCCGAGGGCGGCAAGCCGCTGCGGCGCACGGTGAAGGACGCCAAGGCAGCACTCGAAGAAGCCGACGACCGGGCGTCCAAGTTCGAGCAACTGGCGAGGTGCATCGGCAATGTCTGAACTCGACCGCCTGACTGGCCACAGTCACAGCTTGTCCGGGGTGCCGATGCGCCCCAAGAAGCCTGTCGCCGCGCCCGATCCGACCGCCCTGGTGTCGGCGGCTCTCGTCGAGCTAGCTAACGTGTTAGCTGCACGCGACGAGAAGTTAGCCTCCACATTGACAAATGTGCTAACATCCAGGCCGACTGCCGAGACGTTGCGCCCGCGCTCACTGAGCATGAACTTCACGAAGAACGCGGCGGGGCTGCTCGAGCACGGCACCGTGTCGAACGGGCAGCGCACCTGGGCGCTCTCGATCAACCGGGCCGGGGGCGACCTTTCAATCAACATCGAGGAACTGTGAACATGACCAACCAAGCCGCTGAACCGCTGATCTGGACCAAGAACGGCAACATGCCGATCGCCGGCCTGACCTACCAGACGGCGTGGGATGTGCAAATCCCGCACTACATCAAGTTCTGCGAACGCTACCTCGACGCCTCGGGCGACGTGGTCAAGGAATCCGCTCACGTCTACGACTGCCAAGGCGTCAGCGCCGCGGGCGTCGTCGCCTCTCTTTAAGGAGTTCAAAGTGTCCAACACCCAAGCGATGGCAACCTCCTTCAAGAAGGAGTTGTTCAACGGCGAACACCAGTTCGGCTCGCCGACTCTGGTCTCGCGCACCAGCCTGACGGCTCCGACCGCGGACTCGTTCAAGGCCGCGCTGTACCTGGCCACGGCGACGCTCAACAAGTCGACCACCGTTTACTCAGCGACCAACGAGGTCTCGGGCACGGGCTACACCGCGGGCGGCGTCGCCATCGGGGCCTGGAACGCCCCCGCCTCGAACGCTGACTCGGCGTACACCACGCCCACGGCGTCGTTCGCCTGGACCACGGTGACGCTCGCTACCGCGTTCGACTGCTGCTTCATCTACAACGACACGCAAAACGACAAGGCGGTCAGCGTGCACACCTTCGGCTCGCAGACCGTCACCGCCGGCAACTTCACGCTCACGATGCCGGCCAACGCCGTCGGCACGGCGTTGCTGCAGATCACCTAAGCGAGCCCCGTCGTGGCGTGGACGATCCCGGACAAAGGCGAGGGCGCCAACGACATCCAGTCGATCCTGTTTCAGGAGTACCTGGAGGTCCTGGCTGCCGGTTCCAGCGACACTGATTTCGTGAGCGCGGGCTGCGCCGTGACGGCGCAGGGCTCGCCCGACATGACGGTGGCGGTCGCCGACGGCCTCGTCGTCAGCAACGGCCAGGCGTTGACCGTGGCTGCCGGCAACGTGACGGTGACCACGGCCGACGGCAGCAACCCGCGGCTCGACCTGATCGTCGCCGACTCGACCGGCGCCAAGCAGATTCGCACCGGCACTGCCGCTGCGGCGCCCAAACCTCCCGCGCGCAGCGCCAACGACGTGGTGCTCGCGGTGGTCTATGTGCCGGCGAGCGACACGACGATCGCCACGAACCAGATTACCGACCTGCGGATGCTGGCGCCGTTCAAACCGTTCTCGGTGCGCCTGACGGCCGACGACGGCAATGCAACGACGACGGTGGCCGAGGTCGCTGGGCTGACCATCCGGGTTGAGCCCGGCACCTACGATTTCGAGTACGTGGTGCGCGCGCAGTCGGGCACGGCGACAACGTCGCTGAAGTTCGCCGTCACGCACACCGGCACCGTGACCTCGTTCATGTACTGGCTATTGTGGCCGAGCGGCGGCGTGACCGCAGCGACAGGCGTCATCGACCAGGAGCTGAACGCGACCACCGGCAACGTCTTCGCCGTCATGGCGACGCGGGCGAAGAACACGACGCTCGGTCCGATGACCGACGTGGACACGATCAACGCCGACCTCATGTTCAGCATCAAGGGCAAGATGGTCGTGACGGTGGCGGGTAACCTGCAGCTATTCCACGCCTCGGAGACCGCAGTCACTACCACGGTCATGACGGGCTCGTCGCTGCACATCAAGCGCGTCGCCTGACGCTGGCGGGGGCACCGCCATGACAATTACCGCAGCCGCCCTGGCCGGCGGCAACAACGGCAACAACACGACGAGCGTCTCGCGCTCGATGGGCTCGGTCACGGCCGGGCAACTGGTCGTCGTATGGGGCATGCGCTTCAGCACGTCCAACGATCGTTACCAGCAGTCGGATTGCACCCAGTTAGCAGGAACGGCGGCGCTGACACCGTTCGTAATGCACCGGCAAGACGGGGGCTGGGACGGCGAGTTCTACAGCGACAGCGCGATTTGGTCCGCGATCGTCACGACGAGCGGTACGCTGACCGTGCAGACCGCAGGCGCGCCATCGGCGTCGTACCTTCTCATCGCCGCCGAGGCATTCAACGGCTCGTGGGACGCGGAGCGCTTCGTCGCGCACGCCGGGCAGTTACTACCGACGAACACCACGTCGTCTTCGTCTACCGGCCCGGCCACAGCGCAGCATGCCGCCCTGTTCTGCGCGGCGTTGCAGCTCGACGCCACTGGCGCAACGGCGTTTACCGCGGACGGCAACTTCACGCTCGTCTACGAGAACGAGACCGCCACCGACGACAACGGCTCGGCTATCTACCGCATCACTAGCTCCGGCTTGACCGATGCCGGTGACTGGACACACGGAACAACACATTGGGGCGTCAGTGCCACATTGGCGATCTTCCGAGAAGCAATCGCCGCCGGCACGGGCGGAGGACTGGTCGTCGGCTCTGGCGCATCTTGGGTCGGCTCGTCGTATGTCGGGGCGAGCGACGCTGCTGATGGCGCGGGAGCTGCGCTGACCCAGGTCGCGGGCACCGGCGCGACCGGCGTACTGGCCCCGGCGACCGACAAGGCGCTGACCCAGGTCTCGGGCACTGGCGCAGTGGGCACGCTCAGCGCACTGGTCGAATACTCCGCTGCCCTGACCCAGGTCGCAGGCACCGGCGCAGTGGGCGCACTGGCCCCGGCGACCGACAAGGCCCTCACCCAAGTCTCGGGCACCGGCGCCGTCGGCGCACTGGCCCCGGCGATCGACAAGGCCCTGACCCAGGTCTCGGGCACTGGCGCCGTCGGCACACTGGCCCCTTTAGTTTCCTACGGCGCTGAGCTGACCCAGGTCTCGGGCACCGGCGCCGTGGGCACACTGGCCCCGGCGACCGATAAGGCGCTGGCCCAGGTCTCGGGCGCTGGCGCAGTGGGCACGCTGGCTCCGGCGACCGACAAGGCCCTCACCCAGGTCTCGGGCACCGGCGCAGTGGGCACGCTGGCCCCGGCGACCGACAAGGCCCTCACCCAGGTCTCGGGCGCCGGCGCCGGCGGAGCACTGGTGCCCGAGCTGATCCTCCAGCTCACGGGGGTGGCGGGTGTCGGCGCAACCGGAACCCTGACCCCCAGCTTGACGATCGGCCTGACCGAGGTGGAAGGCACTGGAGTCGTTGGCGCACTGACCGCTGTTGTCGGAGGCGACATGACCGTGGCGCTGACCGGCGTCGCAGGCGTTGGCGAGGTCGGCACGCTGGCCCCGGCGACCGACAGGGCGCTGACCCAGGTCTCTGGCACTGGCGAGGTGGGCACACTCAGCGCACTGGTCGAATACTTCGCCGCCCTGACCCAGGTCTCTGGCACCGGCGCCGTCGGCACGCTGAGCCCCGCTGCGGCGATCGTGCTGGCCCAGGTGGCGGCTTCCGGCGCTGTAGGCGACCTCACGTTCGTCTCGCCCGACCTCACCCTAGCCCTGACCGGCGTCTCCGGCCTCGGCGCCGTAGGCGACCTCACGTTCGTCGCGTCCGACATCACCGTAGCCCTGACCGGCGTTGCCGGCCTCGGAACGGTCGGCACGTTGGCGCCCACTGGCGGCGACGCCTACGTCAACCCGATGATCTTCGGGCCGGGCGGCACGGCAGCGCAGCGCAAGAAGGCCAAGCCAGCGTACAATGCGCACACTAACGTCGTTAGTGCGCTGGAGATTCCAACGCTGGCTCCGCCGATCGAAGTTGTCGCGGCGCCTGTGCAGCCTGCGAACGACGACGAAGACGTGTTTGTGATGATCGCCTGCCTGGTAGCTCAAGGAGTGTTCGATGCCTACGCTTGACGTGTTCTACAACTTCCTGTTGGGTGCATCCGCGGGCTACGCGCTTGCGTTCCTGACCTGGGTCATGTACCTCGCGGTGATGAACATCGCGCGCTTTCGACACGACCTGTACCCGATCGCCAAGGCGCACGCGTACGTGCTGGCCGCCGTGGCGCTGGTGTTCGATTTCCTGCTCAACGTCGTCGTCGGCACCGTGGTGTTCCTCAAACCCCCGAAGGACTTGCTGCTGACCGGCCGACTGTCGCGCTACATTCTCGATCCGTCTGAGGCGCTGTGGCGCCGCAAACTAGCAGGCTGGATTTGCAGCCGGCTGCTCGACCAGTTTGACCCTTACGGCCACCACTGCGATTCCTACAAGGCCCGGTGATGTCTCAGAAGTTCGCCAACAAGGCCGCCGGCTGCGTCTCGCACGCCAAATTCACGCCCAAAGACATCCAGAGGCTCGAGGACCGCGTCAAGGCGCTACAGGAAACCCACGACTTCGACGACGCCAACCACGCCTATGTCGAGGCCGCGACCCGGATCGCCCACGAGGCCCGCTCGCACAAGGAGACGATCCTCTCCGCGCTGAACAAGGAAGACGCCGCCAAGGCCAAGCCGCTGCCGGTCGCCCCTCCCGAGGCCGAGAAGTACGGCTCCGTGCCCGACCTGGCCGACGCGCTGGCCAAGGAGAACGGACTGCCCAAGGCCGTCGCGGACGCCTACGTGCAGTACCACGTCCTGGGTCGATCGCACGCCAAGATCGCGGAAGACCTCGGCGTCACCGACTCGGCAATCCACGAGTGGCTGGCGGGCCGCCCCGCGCGCGCCGCCACCGGCAAGATCAAGGCCCGCGACGCCAAGCCAGGCTTCAACGCCATGATGGAGGAAGCCAAGCGCGACCGCCTCGAAGCGGGTGTCGACGCCGCCAAAGCCCCCGCCGAAGCGGCGGGACCAGCCGAAGCCGCGGTCGCACCCACCCCCACCCCGGAAGTCACCCCGGAAGTCACCCCGGAAGGCGAGGGCGTCGGCGCCAAGTTCGCCTCCGAGGATGTCAACGCCGCCGGCGACCTGGTCGACGAGGCCAACCTGGAGCAGGGGCAGACCGACGGCGGCGAGTTCGCTGGCCTCAACATCTCCGACAACCCGTACGGCGAAGGCAAGACCAGCGCCGACAACAACATCAGCCCCGCGCGCAGCGAGCAGCTAGCTAAGGTGTGGACCAAGTTCAACAACGCCGTCGGCACCGACAAGCGCGTGGCGTGGAAGGACCTGGGCTCGGCGCAGCAGGACACGTTCGACGCCTCCTACACGAGCGCCACGCCCGAGTCGCGCCTGCGCAAGATTCACGCCGAGCTGAGCGAGCTGCGTGCATCGGGCGTGCGTTACGCGACGGCGGACATCTTCCACCTGGAAGGCGCCACCGGGGCCATCAACGGCCTGCGCAACCCGGTTACTCCCGCCACGATGGCGGGTCCGCGCGCGGCGATGGTTCCGATCCGGTTCCCCGCGCTTGCAACTCTGAAAGGCCCGACGACCGCAGTGTACGAGCGCGCCACGTACGAGTACGGCCCTCCCAACCCGACCGAGCGCGCGACGCTGGCCTCGGCGATGGAGAACCTGTCGCAGTCGGCCCTGGCGCCGTTCTACTCCACCGCGTCCAAGCTGCTGCTGCGCGTCGGGGTCTTCACTCCGACGGAAAAGCAACTTGACTGGGGCGCCGCCCACCTGCCGCGCGAGAAGACGGTGGTCTTCAACAAGAACCACCTGGGCGGAACCGACCCCGCAACGAACCTGGTGGTGACGCAGTTCGTTGCGCACGAGATGGGGCACCTGGTGGACTCCGCTGCCGGCCCGTTGGTGGGTCAGCGCGAAGCGTCGGGCCACCCCAACAGTCCAACGTTGATGGCCGTCACGTACGAGAAGAACGGCAAGGTGTCCATCGGCTACGGCCCGGTGCTCAAGGAAGCCCTGAAGGCGTACGCCTTCGACTCGGTCAAGTACCGCAACTTCAACCAGGCGCTGCTCAACGTCGTCGATGTTTTGGATAAGCTCGCCAAGCGAGACTTCAACCTCGGCTCGCTGTCGATGGAGACGCTCGACCGGGTCGCCGACATCGCCACCAAAGAGCTGACGCCCAAGCTGCTGGAGTTCTACGCCGCGTCCCCGGAGATGCTCAAGGCCGACCTGCCGTTGGGCTACGCCCACGCTCGCGCCCTGGCCAATGCCAGTACACTATCGCAAGCCGCTTCAATCCTAGGAGGTACAGATGTCGCTGCCGTTTCCGTTCCCAACACGTACGCCCGCGGAGCAGGCCCGCGGGGACCTGTTAGAGAAGTTCATGGTGAAGTTCAACGAGGTTCCGCACCTCACAGCCGGGATGACGTTGGAGCGGCAAACCCAACTGATGCGCAAGGCCCTGGCGGACGGCAAAATACCGGACGAGCTGACACTGGCCGCAGGGCCGTCGGAACCGCGGATCGACTGACCCTCCCGCCGCCCATCACCAACACGGGCGGCATCGTCGGCTGGCTCAAGACGCTCGCCGGCGACAAGGTGTGGCGCACGCACCCGAGCCTGCTGGGTTTCCTGTCGACCGAGCAGATGGCCGACCGCTGGAAGGGCCTGCCGCTGGTGAAGGCGTTCTCCGACGCCATGCGCAAGATGGACGGCCGCGCCACGCAAGTCATCGCCGAGAGCGACCGCCACTCGACGCAGTGGAGCGCGCTGCGTAAGCGCCACGGCCCTGCGGTCGACAACTCCTTCAACCAGCTTCTGCTCGACGCTACCGGAGCCACCATGTGGCCCGACCGCGACATCGACGCCGACGGCAACCATCACCTCGACGCCAAGGACGCGGCGACCGTCGCCGAGCACGACCGCCTGTCGCGTCAGTTCCGCGCGCTGCCGATGGCCTACAAATCGCTGTTCCACGCCGTGGTGCGCGACAAGGCCGAGCAGCGCGAGCAGCAGATCGCCGGCCTGCGCAAGGGCATCGTCAGCTCCTTCTACACCGAGCCCGGCCAGGCTGGACCGTCGCGCGAGATGGTCGACGCCGCGGCTGCGGTCAAGCGCGCCGAGCGCACGGCGTTCGCCAAGGCCAACGTCAAGACCGCGCTCGACAGCAAGATGCTCACCGGCCTGTGGCGCCACCTCGACGAGCACCGCGACGCGTTCAAGGCGCTCGCGGGTCCGTACTTCCCGAAGATGCGCTTCGGCGACCACATCGTGTCGTACAAGACGGCGAAGTACCAGGCCGCCGAGGTCGCGGTGCAGCAAGCCAACGACACCGTGCAGACGCTGCTGGCCGAGGAAACCTACGCGCCGATCGCCGCGGCCGACGCCGCCATCAAGGTGTTGAAGACGCGCCTGGCCAACTCGACGGTCGAGGCCACCAAAACCTCGCTCGCGCAGGAGCTGGCCGACAACGTCGCCGCGCGCGACAAGCTGATGGCCCCGCTCAAGGCGGCGCGCAAGCTGCACACCGACCAGCAGAACGCGCTGATGCTGCTCAAGGCCGACGGCGAGAACTACGGCGTCGAGTTCTATGAGACGCGCGCGCTGGCCCAGGCCAACGAGGAGCGCCTGCGCGCCCACTTCGGTGACAAGGGCACCACGGTCACGCGGGCGATGAAGGACCAGTTCCTGCGCTCGATGGACGGCGTCACGCCGGCGTTCATGCGCAACCTGGAGGACAAGATGTCCGCCTCGCTGACCGGCACCGACGCGGCCAAGGTGCGCGGCGCGATGCGCGAACTGTACCTGCGCCTGCAGCCCGAGAACTCGGCGCTCAAGCGCCAGCTCAAGCGGATGAACGTCAGTGGCGTGCGCGCCGACGAGGCCCAGCGCGCCTACGCGCTCAGCTCGCTGCGCGCGGCGCACTCCATCTCCCGCCTGGAGTACGGCGACAAGCTGCACCGCCACCTCAACGACCTGCGCTTCGAGCACGAGGGCGACGAGGACTCGCAACTCATCGGCAACGAGCTAGCCCTGCGCATCGGGCAGAACCTGGCCGCGCCGGAGGACAGCAAGGCGCTGAACTTGGTGGCCAACGCGACGTACCTGACCTACCTCGGCATGTCGCCGTCGTTCATGGTGACGCAGATCACCCAACCGTGGGTCATCTCGGCGCCGATCATGGCTGGGCGCCACGGCGTCGCCGCCACCGGCAAGATGCTCTCAAGGGCATCTACGGACGCTGTACGGTTGCTCAAGAGCAGCTTCGACGCCGACAAGCGGATGAAGTACCACCTCGACCCGCAGCTCGGGGTCAAGGACGGGGTCATCAATGGCGACGAGGCCAAGATGCTGCAGGAGCTGATGGACCACGGCCGGATCGACATCACCATCACGCACGACCTCGGCGCCACCAGCACCGCGCAGACCGAGAACATGTTGTCGGGCGCGGCGCAGATGGCCAGCTACCCGGCGCAGCAGCTCGAGATGATGAACCGCGTCGCCACCGCGCTCGCCGGCTACCGCGCCGAGCGCGCCAAGGGCTCGCAGCACTTGGAGGCGATGACCTACGCCGACACGCTCGTGGCGGACACGCACCTGAACTACGCCGCGGCCAACCGCGCGCGCCACCTGCACCCCAACAGCTTCGGCGGCTGGGGCCGGGTGATGTTCCAGTTCCGCGCCTACCAGCAGGGCATGCTCTACCTGCTGTATAAAAACATCGCTGATGGCTTGAGGGGCAACTCGGAGGCTCGGAAGTCCGTGGCCTATCTCGCCGGGATGCAACTCGCCACCGCCGGCCTGGCCGGCATGCCGGTGCCGGGTGTCCTGGCGGTCGTGATCGGCATGCTGTACGCCGGCTTCACCGATGACGACGACGAGCAGGACCTCAAGGAAGCCCTCTACCAAGGCGTCAAGTCCGCACTCGGCGAGACCGGGGCGCGCGCCGTGATGAAGGGCATCCCCGCCGCTATGGGCGTGGACGTGTCGAGCAAGGTCGGCATGGGTAACGTCGCCTCGATCGCACCCTACGCCGACGACAGCAAGGAAGGCCGCGAGATCGTCAAGGAATACTTCGGCCTGCTGGCCGGCGGCCCCGCGCTGGGCATGGCCGCCAACTGGGCCGAGGCGGTCAAGGCCGCCAGCGACGGTGACTGGCTCAAGGCCACCGGGTTCGCTGCGCCCAAGGCGCTGTCCGACCCGGCGAAGGCGCTGGGCTACCAGCTCCACGGCACGCTCGACTCGCGCGGCAACACCATCCTGGCCGCCGACGAGATCAGCGCAGCCGAGACCGTCATCAAGGCGCTCGGGTTCCAACCCACCGACATCGCGCGGGTGCAGGAGCAACGCCGGGCCTTCTTCGAGGCGCGCGGCAACCGCAACGACGCCCGCGCCAAGCTGATCGCCGAGTACGCGCACGCGCGCATGAACGGCGACGACGTGGCGGAGCTGCGACAGGCGGTGCAGGAGTTCAACCAACGCCACCCCGACAACCGAATCAACTACTCGACGCTGGAGAAGGCAGTGGCCAACCAGCGCCAGCGCACGCGCGACATGCGCAACGGCGTCCCGGTCGGCAAGAAGGACCGGGCGCTGGCGGCTGAGCTGGGGATCGAGTATGGCTAGTTGTCGCCCTGCTCGTCCTCGGACTGGTGCATGCCCCCGTAGATGCCGTACCAGTCGATGGGCGACAGCACGGGTGGTGGGGGCTCCATGTCGATCGTGCGCAGGTTGCCAGTCTTCAGGTTGCGCTCGATGAGCGGGTTGTCGGTCTTGACCCACTTGTCGGGCGGGCCTTCCTTCTCGCGCCGGATCGGCGGGCCAAGGGGGCGGTTCATGCTGCACGCGCGAGGGGCTGGGCGACGCGGCTCTTGGGGGCCTCGTCCTTGACGAGCGTCTTCTTGAACAGCGCGCCGGTGGCGGTGTGGAAGATGACGATGCCTTCGGGGTCATAGAACCCCGGCGCCGCTACGCTGCCTTCCATCGACAAGGCGTCGAGCGCGCGGTGGATTTCGTACTCCTCGTTGGGGCCGGTGTAGAGGGTCGGCACGACGTGGCAGCACGCGGGCCGGGCCTCGGGGGCGGTCCGCCGATACACGTTGAACAGGCTGAAGCGTTTCTCGGCCAGCCCGTACTTGCGCTGGATACCGTTGCCCCACCACTCACCGAAGTGATGGCCCTCACCGAGTTTGAACAGCTCCTCGGCGTTGCGCTCAGCCCAGCCGGCGAAGCCAAAGTTGTCGTCGTCGGGGGTGATCCAGCGCGTGCGCGCGCCCGCGCGCAGCCACCACAAGC